GGCTTATCCTCACCACGCTTACGCACGGCAAACTGTACGTGTATTGCACGCAGGACGGAAGCACCGCCATCCCAGCGTCTGCATGAAGTCTGATTCTAGCAGTTTTCCAGTATTTGTCGACGGCACTTCTACGGCAGTGTCGCCTGCGCCCATAACTGTAGCGGAGAAACAGAACATGGATATTGAAGTCATTTTCAAAAAGTCAGCAAAGCAGCTTGAGCGGGACGAAGGAAAGCAGCCAAAGCCGTACAGGGACAGCCTGGGAATAGTTACAATAGGGATTGGCATCAGCCTGGAAGACGGGCTGGACGAAGAGGAAATGCAGTGGCTGCTTCGTCATCGTTGGACTAAGACTTACGAGGAGCTGCTTAACCGGGCTCCGTGGATTGTGAATCTTGACGAGGTGCGGGTAGGTGCCTTGATGAACATGGCTTATAACATGGGAGTGCCGCGTCTGATGGGCTTCCAGAAGATGCTCGCTTCCCTTGCTGAGGGGAAGTGGGCTGAAGCAGGGGAGCACGCCCGCAACAGTATCTGGAGTACGCAAACCACGAAACGTGCGAATCGGGTAATCAATCAGTTCATAACGGGAGAATGGCAGTAATGGCTATATCACAGGTAGATTATGACGCCCCTAGTGGGCTACTTCGTTACAAGAACACGAGCAGCAACGGCACGAAGAGTGGCGTTAAGGGCAGCTCCGGCGCCTTGTACGCAATCATCGCGGACAACACGCTGAACGCAGCGGTGTCCTTCGTGAAGCTGTACGACTTGGCTTCTGGCTCCGTCACCGTGGGCACCACAGCGCCGGACTTTATCTTTTCCATTCCGGCGAGCACGAAGCTCACGATAATCCTCCCTGAGACGATTGCCCTGGCAAACGGACTCACAGAGGCCACTGTCACTGCGGGCGGTACTGCGGGCACGAGCAATCCAAGCTCTGCCGTAGCGTTAACTATTCTTTATACGTAATAACGTATAAAATTGATGGAGTATTATACATGAGCGTTGGTAGCAGTGCAGACTTTGCGCTCACGCGCAACGATATCGTAGCCTCAGCGCTACGAAAGTGCCGAGCTTGGCCCGAGGACGGCAATCCCCCGACTCATCGGCTCCGGGAAGCCGTGCGGGCGCTTAGCATTATCGTGCGACAAGAAGACCTGAAGCAGACGGACTTGTCAAAGAGTTTGTGGGCTCAGGATACGGTGTATTTGCCACTGGTGGTGGGAAGGTACAGCTACGGAGCTGACGAAGATCTTCCTCTCATCCGCGAGCTGAATTCTGCCTTTGTGCGGGGTACGGACGGAGACGACAGTTCCCCTTTGCGCATTGTAAACGCATTGGAGTTCAATTCGCTGGTGACCAAGAACGACACGGGAAGCCCGGCTCGGGTGTATCTGAAGCCAGCCCGTCTGCTCGAAGACCAGACCGTGCTTATCGACGTTTCTCCCGCATCCGTCACAGCGGGAGATGAAGTTTACCAGGACGGCATTTTGTACCTCTGCGTACTGGATCATACCAGCAGCTCGGAGAACAAGCCGGGCTCTGGGGCTAGCTGGAAGCGGTTCTGGCAGGCCGGGGACGAAGCTCCTTCCCAAGCCAACACATGGGTCACAGCCACTGATTATGACAACGGCGATTTGCTTATTCTGAACTACCGCAGACCCCTGTACGACTTCGACAGCCAATACGACAATCCCGATTTTCCTCTCGGGTGGGAAGACTATTTCATCTACAAACTCGCAGTGCGCATTGCCCCAGAGTACGACCTGAGCCTGGATCGTCGGCAGGATCTGAAGGCCGAGCTGGCCTCAATCGCTGCGGAGATGTTCCCAAGCACGCGAGAGAAAACCAATACATTCCACGATAAAGGATGCTTTTTCTAACATGGCAGACCTTATCTACGCCGCAGTGCTGGAGAAGTTTACTGGAGAACAGTTTAATGAAACCTTCGACTTTGACGGCACAATTCCGGAGAGCACTACTGTTGTCACTGCTGCTGTTACGGTTACCAAATCTGACGGCACGGATGCAACGAGCACTGTATACGTCTCGAAGTCCATTTCATCAGACGTGGTCACCGTCACGCTTCGCTCTGGAAGCGAGGAAACAGCTTACCTGGTGCATGTATCAGTGGCCGCAAGCGACACAACGCCTGCTGTCCTTAACAAATTACTGAACGTCACAGCTCACGGACTGTATCGATAATGCTAGCAAACGAACAAGCTCTTCCAATACGCGGATTCAAGGGCCTGGATAAGTCCACGCCTCTTGCCCAGCCCGGGTACACTCGTTCCCTCAGTAACGTGATGGTGTCCTATGGCAAGGTACGCGGTAGGGGCGGTGTAGATTTCAACAGCACATTCAGCACGGCGTTATCCGAGAGCGTTACGGGCATGGCGGTGTACGTTGATCCGTCCACGCTTGCTGCTACGCTCCTTCGCATTGGCAGCACGAAGGTGGAGAAGAGTGTCAACGCAGCCGCCTGGTCCGATATTACGGGCACAGCCCTTACAGGCTCAAGCAGCGACCGTCCGCAATGGGCCATGTTTCGAGATACGATTTATTTTGTCAACGAGGGGCAAGATCAGCTTCGCTATTGGGCAGGAAGTGGAAACACGACCTCAGTAAGCAGCTCCCCTTACGGTAAAGCAATTCTCAGCTATTACGGTTTTTTGTTTCTTCTGAATATAAGCGACGCGGGCAGTGTGTTTGAGACTAGGGTAGCTCGATACAGCGAAGACCCTTCAAACGACTGGACTCTGTGCGAAGGCAACGAGCTTACCTTCAACGAGACGCAAGGGGCTATCGTTACAGCCGGTCAATTTGGCCGTACAGGCGTTGTCATCAAAGAGGACGCCGTCGTTTATTTAAGATGGGTGGGCGGTGTTTCTCGATTCTCTCAAGAGCTTGCGAAAGGCTCGATGGGAACCATCGCCCCCCTTGCGGGGCAAAGCCTCGGCGAGAAGGGCTACATTTATCTAGGCACCGACTACGAACTGTACGTAGTTACGCCTAATGAGGTTGTGCCCCTGCCTCCAAATGTAAACGACATTCTCCAGAACGATCTGTACAAAGCCGGAGTGGCGAATTGCCGGTCCTGTCTTGTGCCGAGCCTCGAACAATACAATCTCTTCTTCCCTTTGGACAGCGGTGGGAATAAGGGAAGAATTCAATTCAGCTACCGCACTGGTGAATTCAGTTACAGCCAGTATGACCACCACGCGGTGGCCGCAGTGGAAACAGTGCGCTGGACGAAGACGGCTTCTGAAAGCATCATTGCCAGCACCACTACGATTCCCTACACCTTTGACGTTGCCACGGTGAAGAACGACGAAACCTCGGCCTCGGTGTCGTATGAGGTAGAACGCATATATGACACAGACTGGCAGCAGTACACAAACTCGAACGAGGGACGTCAGATCCAAGTGGCGTCCAAGTTCGTAGGGGCCACGTTACAGTTTGACGCTTCCTCGTGGGCAAAGATTGCGGTGTCGATTGCTGTCGACCACAGCCCAACATTCAGGTTCCGCAAGGTGTACCGGCTAAAGCCTCCCAAGGTTACGGACGAGTTCGTGATGGTGCGCTATGACGTGCCCGAGATCGAGGGCGAATGGTGGAATTTGCGTATTGAGTTTTTCCCTTCAACAGCGGAGGTGCCGGTGCTGCATGCAGGATGGATGCATTTCATACCCGAAGCGGACAAGCGGGATGTTAACCGTTCTCCCGCGATGAGTGAATAATGGCAGCTCCCACAAGCGTGCGCTGCGAAGCGCAATCGATGACCTCAATCAAGTTGTACTGGGCCTACTCCGGGTCTGGTATTCCCGCTATCTTTCGGAGCACTGATAACGTCACGTTCACGTATATTGGGCAAGTGCTCTTGAGTACCACCCTCACTTTCCTGGACGACGGACCGTTATCGTCTGGCACCAAATACTATTACAAGCTGACGGACGACTTCTCGTCAACTTTCTCTTCCACGGTGAGTGCGTACACACACTTCTGCCCCGACCAGCCGGATTCCAAGGTGTTTTTGCTCCCCAGGTTCGATGAAGGGCAAACCGATCAATCTGAGCGGCTTAACCAGATGGCTGACCGGGTTGAGAATGCTCTGGGCGAGCTTCAGCTCCCGGAATGGTGCATTGTCTGCCCTTCGGATGGAGCTGTGTCTGTAGACTGCACGGATGCTTGTAAGCAGTTTCTGATCGTTGCGGATGAGAACATAAATTCGTTCACAATCAACGGATGCGGCAGCTTTAATCCGGTCATTGCTGTTCACGTTCCCCCCAACACTGTGGGAAGACAGATCTGTGGGTTTCCAGCAGGGTATGGCTTCACAGGGGACGAATGCAACGAGGCTCCCATTAGCGGTGGCACTTCCGGAAAGACGATGTATGTCACAGGACAAGGGGGAGCGGGTCTCGGCGGAGGAGCCGGTGGCAGCGACCGGGGAACTCCTAAGAGCAAGCTCGGTGCTACGAAGCTTATTCCAGGCAGCGGCTCTGGCGGACTGGCGTGCGAGTGCGTGCCCGGCGAGAACAATCAGCTTACGCTCAAGTGCTGCAACGACGATTGCTCATTAAACTGTATCGGCAATAAGAGTCTCCTCATTAAAG